CAGAGCTTCCTCGCTGAACTCTTTGCATGTGCTTCCCGTATCAATTATGAGACAAAACGTGGTTTTGGTAACTGGGTAGTTGTTGGTCGTAAGGGTCTCAACATTATTAAATCTGCTAATGGTCGTTTCAAGGCTGCTGGTGGTTCACTTCCTAACAACGGTGCATTTGTTGTTGGTACCATTGATGATGGTGATCTCAAGGTTATTTACTCACCATACTTCCCAGAGGATGAATACCTCGTTGGTTACAAGGGTGCCGATAACAATGATGCTGGTTTCATTGTTGCTGACTTCCTCCCAATTACAAAGACAGATCTCGTAATGCTTGACGATTTTGTTGGACGTCAAGGTCTTGTCAGTTACTATGGAACAAAGATGATCAACCCCAACATGTATGTAAGCGGTAAGATCCTCGGCAGCAAGTAATTGAACACTCGCACTAGCGAGTAAATAAAATCATACCCTCTAGTTTATTGCTAGAGGGTATTTTTGTATAATGAGGTTGTATTATGAGTATGCTTGATAAGATTGTTTCATTAGTTAAAAAGTTAGTGCCTCAGACAAAGAAAGACGAATGGGACTTAACGACGGCACTAGACTTGTATAGAGAATTTGTAGACAAGGGATATTCTTCAAGCAAAGATCACGCTCTACCTGCAGAGTTCATTGCTAGATGTGTGAAGCAAGATGCTATATGGCTTGTTGAGTTACTAGTTGGTGTTGCATTCTATGCAATAAAGTTTGATGATTCTACGAAGTCGTATTTCTCACCAGAGCTTTTAAAGAAAGCGGGATACACAGATCCATGTGTAGACAAAGGTCTTGTTAAAAGAGTGTGGGTGCAAACGACTTCTACTGGTAAGACACATACTGATCCTCGGTATGAAAGTGAAATCTCTGGATTGAGCATTGCAAATTACGATGCTTCAGGTCTTATTGATTTCTATACAGGTAAAATTCTAACAGCATCTTTACCAAGGCTTAATGAGAATAACACATTAGTATCTGTAACAGAGAAAAAAGAAGTAACTTATAAAGGAAAACAGATAAAAGGATGGGGCTTAAGTTACGGTAATAGCAAGCTTACATTAGATAATGTATGCTGGAATCCAAAGATCGGATGGATTGATGATTCATGTAACCTTTGCTGCAAAGACACTGATGATCTAAAGTTCAAGTGTGTTGGCGCAAGTGATTCATCAAAGAATCTTCCATCTGATGATAGAAAGATATGGTACGCATGGTCACGTTATTATTTAACAGGTGAAGGTTCAAAGATTGTAAATAACACTATATTCCCAGCTGCAAAATGGTTCTGCTCTTATTGGGCACCTTATTATTCATGGCAAAAAGATGGCAAGTTGCAAGACACTGATCAGATAATGATGCTTGCAGCAATTGCAAATTCTACACCGTCACTTGCAAAGAAGTTGTTTGGAAAGCCTGTACAGCAAATGATTGAATCTTATGCTACAAACTCGCATCGAAAGAGACGGGTGTACAATACGATGCGTGCGATTTCAATAGTAAAGTATTTGAAAAGTGTTAAGTATTAGTTGAAAATTTCCCACATCACTTTCATTATATCTAATTTACAGTATAATAAAGTTAAGTGTATATTTGTGTGGAGGCTATTATAATGGCAAAGATTGATTGGAAGAAGATATGGGAATCAGCTTTAAAGAACACAGAGATGTTTCCAATTAAAGCTATAAATAAGAACACGCTGTCCATCTCTTGTCCTACGCGTTTTAGCAATGCTGGAGAGTTTGCAATAGACATAACACCTACATTCAATGACGCATCCATTTCATTGACATTGATGGTATTTAATGAAAACATGTCTTTGAGTGAGCTTAATTTGAAAGACGTAGATACAAAGTCTAAATCAACATCATTTAATAAACTAGCAAATGCGCTCGTAGAGTATGAATTATCAAATAGAATAATGGACAGATTCACAATAAAATCAGATGGTTTTAAGTCTGATAAAGAAGCTGAAGCTGCACTTATTGATTACATAAATAATAAAGCAACGGAGAGTGGCAGAATGTTTGATGATAAACTTGACGAACTGAATGATATGTTTGCTGCAAAGAAAGAGAGTCGCACTAGTTGTTATGATAATACAATTAGAGCAATTCGTGAGGGTCGTAGAACTATTCTTAAAAAGATAGAGTCTATATTAAACGATAATTACGGCTGGAAATCTTCAAAGAATGAAGACTATTCAGATTCAGCAATGCAGTGCTATGATGACAATGGTCGTTTAATGGCAGTTGTTACATTGGCAGATAATAATGTAATTGTTGACTTAGCAGAAGGTGTTACTGCAAAAGTTAGCATGATTCAATCTGATGAAGAAATTGAAGCTGAACTAGTAAATGATATTGACAATGCTCAACCTGTATTAGCAAGTAGAGAAATTGAGCATCTTAAAGATGTAGTAAATGACAATGACGTTGAAGGTGAGTATTTAGAGCGCCTATCACGTCGTGTAACAAAACTTGAGAATCTATATATTAGTAATCGGCTTCGTAGAATGCGATAGTAGGAGTTTAGTATGGTAACATTAAAGCTTACATTAAAGTCAAAGAAACCTAGCAATGTATATGCACTTAATGGAAAGGCGTATCGTTTACAGCCAGGTTCAAATACTCTTACATTAGAGTACAATGATTATCTATCGTTAGCAAAGGCATTAGGAATTAAGCCAGTTGAGAATCCTGACGCACAAAAGAAATCTTCTAAACATACACCTTCAAAAACCGTCAAGTCTGAACCTAAAAAAGCTGATGATAAGCCAGTAAAAGAAAGTGCTCCAGCTGCAGAGGAACCAGTTAGAGAAGATACTCCTGTTATTGATGAATCAGTAAAAGAAAACACACCAGCTGTAGACGAACAAGTTGAAGAACACGTTACAGATGAATCTACTGCTGAAGATGCACCCGCTATAGAAGACGCACCAGCCGTTGAGGAACCTGCAGATGAGCCAGTTGAAGAGCCAGCAGTGGAAGATGCATCCGCTCCAGCAGATGATGTAGCGCCAGATGAGGCTCCAGTTGATAATGAACCAACTGAAGAGAATAAGACAGTAGATTATACTACATGGTCTTACACAAAGCTAAAAGCAGAATACAAACGTATCACTGGCAGTAATTGCAAATTAAAGAAAGCAGAAGTAATTCAATTCTTACAGGAACACGATTCAGATGTTTAATAAATCAGCTCTGCTAGATAACGTTAAGATTCGTTTAGGATATCCAGTAATTGATTTAGCTATTACAGACGAGATGATCTGTAAGCAAATAGATTTTGCAATAAATAAAATCATTCCATATCTAAATAATATGGAAGTTCTTACTGTATATGGTAAGACAGTAAAGTTTGAGCATAAACGTGTGTACGCTGTTATTCGTGTGACTTCATCACATGATGACCAAAGTGCAAATCAAGAACGTGCTATCAATCAAGGATTCTACGTTATAAACAATTCTAAATCTTTGATTGATTGCGCTGTTTGGAATTATTACACAGATTCTGTTCAAGATGATCTTAATCCTATTGGATTTCGTCTTATAGGTGATACATTATACATAGATGGTGGTCTTGCACCGTGGACTGTTGAGGCAATTACAGATAATTCAATTAGCACAATGACAGAAGACTATGTTAATTGGGTTCTTGATTATTCAGTTGCTTTGACAAAATGTATTGAAGGTGAAATCCGTTCAAAAGTAAAGATAACAGGTTCTCCTGTTGAGACAAACGGTTCCGAACTTAAGCAAGAGGGCATTACAGAAAAAACTGCACTTGAAGAAAAGCTTGGAACCTCACTTGGATTATTTTATGCAACTCGTTAGATCGATTTATATACTAACTTTAATATAAGAGGGATTGCTATGTCACGTATTAACGAAATCAAATCAATCATGCGTAAGCTTCGCGATAGCAAAAATGAATCAGTCGAGTCAAGCGGATGTCGTGCTGTAAATGAGGCACTCCGTTCTGTTAATGAAGATACAGATACAGAGAATGATGCTTCTGAAGCAGATCTTGTTCTTGCTCGTTTAGAGGATATTCTTTCTCGCTTTGAAAAAGTAATTGCCGCTGCAGAAGGTGGTGATGAAGAAGACATGAGCGATGAAGATATGGGTGAAGAGGAAGCGCCCGCTGAGGAAGAGGGTGGCGAAGAAGAGGAAGCGCCCGCTGAGGAAGAGGGTGGCGAAGAAGAGGAAGCTGCTGAAGAATCATATACTCGTTCACTAGAAGATCGTCTTGCTGCATTAGAACGTCGTTTCACTGAGTCTCGTCGTCGTGCAATGTGCCGGTCATTTCGTCGCTAATTATAAGTAAGTAATCTTACAATTCAAGGGCTGCTTTTAATATCACAAGTATATTAAAGGCCGCCCTTTATTTGTCTATTTGCTATAAGGAGTTACATG